AAGGAATTTAAAGAATGTTGGGTTCTGAGGGGGATTTAAAAATTAAGAATGGAAAATGAAAAAAATAAATTTAGCGAAAGCAAAAAAGGATCTTCATAATTTGAAAGCTGATAATACAAGTTTTGAATTGATTGTAAATAATATCCAGCAGTATAATGACTTGATTGATAAGTACAATGATAATACAATTGGAAGAGATATTTATTTACTGTATCAGCTTAATGGATTGGTTGTTAAGCAAATATCAGAACTGAAAAAGCAAAATAAGAAATCAACTGAAGAAGAAGATACATTCACGGACCTAATTGAGTCAATGAAGAAAAAGTAATTAACTATGATTGAACAATTTAGATGTAGCAATTCAATACGCAAATGATGTTATCAATAATACAATTCCTTCCTGTATTTATGTAAAGCAAGCTGCTCAAAGATTTTTAAGTGATTTAGATTCAGATACTTATTACTTTGATAAAGAAGAAGTTGATAAAGTTATAAGTTTCATTAATGCACTTTGGTTAACTGAGCAGGTAAAGCCAAAACACTTCATATTAGAGCCTTGGCAAACATTCATTGTAGCAAACATTTATGGAATATGTAGAATAGATACTGAGTTAAGAAAGTATAGAAGTGCTTACATTGAACTTGCTAGGAAGAATGGTAAATCACAATTAGTTACAGCCCTGGCTTTATATCATACAATTTTTGATGTTGATGCTCAAGTTGTTGTTTCAGCAAACTCAAGGGAACAGGCTAAGAATGTTGATTTTAAAAAGCTCAAACAGTTTGCTATTCAGATAGACCCAAAGCAAAAACACTTGGTACACTATTACAGTAGTATCAAGTTCAAATCCAATGAACTGATTGTAACAGCTTCGGATCCTAAACGCCTTGATGGTTTAAATGCTTCCTTTTGTTTGATAGATGAATTACACGAAGCTCCAGACAACAAGATGTATAATGTTATGAAATCTTCACAGGGAGCCAGGGAAGAACCTTTGCTAATGACTATAACAACAGCTGGTTTTGATACTGAAAGTTTTTGTTATTCATTAAGGACTTATTGTACTGAAATACTTGCTGGTGAAAAGAATGATGATTCACAGTTTGCTATAATATACACTATTGACCCAGAAGATGAAATAGATAACAAAGATATTTGGCTAAAGGCTAATCCAAATTTAGATGTTAGTGTATATAGAAACTTTCTTGAAGCAGAAGTAAACAAGGCAGTAAATAATGAAAGTGAAAGAAGTGGTGTTGCTGTAAAGAATTTTAATTGTTGGATGAAAAGCAACACCGCTGAAGTATGGATACCAGAAGTTTATATTAACCAGTCAATGAGTAATATAAAGTTTACTGATACTATGTTTAATGGTTATGAATGTGTTGTAGGTGTTGACCTTTCTTCAGTATCAGATATAACAGCTGTTTCATATATGTTTGATATTGATGGTGTGTTTTACTTCATCAATGATTATTATATTCCAGAGTATTCAATATCAACGAATTTCAATAGGGAAATGTATAAAGAATGTGCCCAGTTCGGACATATCAACATAACTGAAGGTAATGTAGTTGATTATGATAAGATATTAGAGGATATTAAAAGTAGAAATGAGGTACACAATGTCAAATCAATTTACTATGATAAGTATAATTCAACGCAATTTGCTATAAGTGCTACTGAAGCAGGGTTTTATATGCAACAGTTTTCACAATTAGCAGGTAGTTTAAATAAGCCTTTAAAGGAATTTGAGAGGTTAATAAAATCAAATAGAATAATGATTGAAAGAAATACAATAACAAAGTGGATGTTAAACAATGTTGTATTGAAGATAAACCAAATGGGTAATTATTCAATAGATAAAAGTTCAAAGAATAAAAAGATAGATGGTGTAGCTGCTATGATAGATGCGTTGGGCGGTTATATCAGCAGTCCTAATTATTCATTTAATGTTTGGTAATTTTTACTTTAAATTATTGTATTTAATAAAAAGTAATTCATATAAATGTCAATTTTAGATATATTCAGAAGAAATAAAAGTAAAGATAACATTGAAGAAAGAAGTTTTGATGATTGGACAAATCCAATACTTGGTACCTTAAACATAAGTTCATCTACTTCATACACAGCTGCAAAGGCAATGAAACTATCAACGGTTTACAGATGTGTAAACTTGATTAGTGATTCAATTGCTTCGCTTCCACTTATTCCATATACATATAAAGATAAAACAGGCAACATTGGTAACTGGAAGTATATAAATTATGATGATACATATTACAATTTATTGAACATACAGCCAAATGGTTTAATGAGCTCAAATACTTTTAAGAAACTATTGGTTGTTAATATGTTATTAAAGGGAAATGCTTATGTTTTAATTGATAGGGATAAAACAGGTAGGATATTAAACTTGATTTTATTAAATTCAGATTACATTGAGCCGAAAATTGAAAAGAATGATTTAGTTTATTATGATAACTACAATAAAAAGAGTTATGATAAAACACAAATAGTTCATTTACTAAATTATTCCACAAATGGAATATTTGGTGTAAGCACTTTAACACACGCCGCTACTACACTTGGTATTTCATATAATAGTGAGGAACATACTTCAAACTTTTTCAAAGGTGGTGCAAGTTTAGCTGGTATATTAAGACCAATAGCTGGTGTAAATATTAATACAGCTAAAGCACAAGCTGCAAAAGATAATTTTATTAATGCTTTAGATAGTGATTTAAACGGTACTTCAAACTCAATTGTAGTTCTTGATAGTGGTTTGGAATATCAGCCAATTACTATATCACCGAAGGATGCACAGCTTTTAGAATCAAGACAATTCAATGTTATTGATGTTTGTAGATTTTTTGGTGTTCCTCCAACAATGGCATTTAGTGAAACTGGTAAATTCTCAACAGCTGAGCAACAGCAGATTGATTATTTGAATAATACAATAACTCCATTAATTGAAAAGATTGAAAATGAGTTTTTCAGGAAGTTGTTTTTACAGAGTGAATGGTATTACAGCGATTTAAAATTTGATGTAGAAAATTTACTAAGAACTGATGCTAATACAAGAGCTGATTATTATACAAAACTATTTAGAGTTGGTGGATATACTGTTAATGAAATAAGAGAAAAACTAAATGGTGGTTTTCCTGTATCTGGTGGTAATAGGGCATTTATAGAAGTAAATCTACAGCCTACTGATGCACTAATAAGTGAACAAACACAGGTCAATGACCCAAATTCACAATTAGACAATCAGGTAAAACAAAATAACGAATAATATGGAAAATAAAAATATAGAAAGAAGGCTTGTTCAATTTAGAGCAGTCGGAGATACAAGAGAAATAATTGGAACTGCTATTGTTTTCAATAGTCCAAGTATTGATATGGGATATGTTGAAGTAATACTTCCAGATGCTATAACGCAAGAATTAATTGATAGCTCTGATATTGTAATGCTTTACAATCACGATGAAGATTTGGTTCCATTGGCAAGAAGCAAGAATGGAAAAGGAACTTTAAAAATAATGTTAACTGAAGATGGAGTTGATTTTTCGTTTACCGTTAGAAAAACATCTTTAGGTGATGAAGTATTAGAAGCAGTTAGAGCAGGCGATTTAGAAAGTTGCAGCTTTGCTTTTGCGATAGCAGAAGGAGGAGAAGCTTGGTCAAAATTACAAGATGGAACTTATATGAGGACTATAACAAAAATTGAATTATTGAGGGATTTCAGCATTGTACCATTTCCAGCATATCAGGCAACAACGGTAAATACAAGAGGTTTAGATGAATTGAAGGCAAAAGAAGAACTTGAAAAAAGAACTGAAGAGGTGGTTGAAACTACTGTTGAACCAATAGTAGAGACAGTAAATGAAGATTTAACTGAGTATTATACTCAATACGAATTGATCCTTGATAAATTAAAAAATTAAAATAAAAATTTTTTAAATTTTATGTATTTATATAAAAATAACTAAGACGTTATGGATTTGAACGAATTAATAGAAAAGAGAAAAAGTAAATTATCAGAATTAGAAGAAATTTTTAATACTGGTAAAATAGAAAAAAGAAAGTTATCCGCTGTTGAAGATAAAGTATTTAATGAAATTAAAAATGAAATTGAAGAAATAGATAAACAGATAGAAGAAAAAAGAAATGCAAATAATAAAATAAATAAAATAAATAAAAGAAATATGGAAAATAAATTTAGATTAACAAAAGCAATTGAAGCAAGGTCCAATGGTCGTTCAATTGATGAATATGCCGAAATACTTGAAGCTGGTAAGAATGAAATGAGAAAATCAGGTTTAAGTTATGGTGGTGAAATAGTTTTACCATTGGAATATCGTTCTGATATTTTAGCTGGCACATCTACACAAGGACAAGAAATTGTAATGGAAGATAAATTCAGTTTACTTGGTGCTCTTAGAGATAATTTAGTTCTTACTCAGGCTGGAGCTAATTATATTACTGGTTTAGTTGGTGATGTTTCTATTCCTGTTTATGCTGGAACAAGCGCAGCTTGGAAAGGTGAAGTTGTAGCTGCTGCTGATGGAGCAGGTGCATTTAGTGAAGTAACACTTTCACCAAAAAGATTAACAGCTTATATTGATGTTTCAAAACAATTCTTAGCACAAGATTCAATCAGTGCTGACCAATTGTTAATGAATGATATGATACTTGCTGTAACTGATAAATTACAAGAAACTATTTTAGGTGCTACTTCTGGAACTACTCAGCCAACTGGTATTCTTTACGGTGTATCTGATGTATCTGGTACAAGCAGATGGGCAAAGATTGTTGAAATGGAAAAAACTTTATACGCAGCTAAAATTTCTGGTCCTTACAGCTGGATTTGTTCACCTGGCGCAGTAGCTTTACTTAAACAATCATCTGGGGCAACTGCTTATACTCCAATCATAGTTACAAATGATATTATGGGTTATCCATATTACAACAACAACGCAATTACTTCAAATCACTTAGTTTTAGGTAACTGGAGCGACCTTATCATAGGTCAATGGGGTGGATTTGATTTAGTTGTTGACCCATATTCTGTAGCAAAAGAAGGTAAAGTAAGATTGGTTATCAATACTTATTGGGATGCTAAGTTTAGGAGAAGTACTTCTTATTGTGTAGCTGACTTAACTTAAGCACTGTTTTAATCATATATTCATTTTTATTCAAATTAGGCCTCATCACTAAGTAAGTGATGAGGTTTTTTATTAAATCCAGTATAATATACGCTTTTTATTGTATTTAATAAAAACGATGTTTTTATGGCATACATAACTTTAGATTTAGCAAAGAAACATTTAAATATTGAAACTGGATTTACAGAAGACGATGTTTATATAGAAAGTTTAATTAGCGTAGCTGAATTAGCAGTTGATGAATTTTGTAATTCTGGATTGAGTGGTTATACAGATGAAACAATACCAGTTACAGTTAAGCAAGCAACGCTTTTATTAGTTGCTCACTATTATGTGAACAGACAAATTGTAGCTTTTGGGACCCCGATAGAAATTCCATATGCTTTTAGGTTCCTCTTAGATTTTTACAGAGATAGAACAATAGTTTAAAATAAATTTTACATATGATAATAGGAGATTTAAAATATAAAATTATAGTACAACAACTCCAAAAGATAAAAGATGCTTATGGAGCAGAACAAGAAGTATATGTTAATTACTTGGATTTAAGAGCTGGTGTAAAATATTTATCTGGCACAAAACAAGTTGAAAATGAAGCTTTAGTTAATGTTGAAATTGTAGAATTTACAACTTATTATAGAAACATACCGCCAACTTGTAGAATAGTGTTTGATAATAAATTTTATCAAATTAATTCTATTGCTGAAATTGGTTTTAAAGAAGGTCTTAGAATATCAACTGAATTAATACAAGGCATTGTTGGTGATAATATACAATTTATTAGTGGTTCAACACTTATAAGCCAAACTGGTTATGAGTTTGCAGATGTAGCTTTTTCTGGAGATTATAATGATTTATCCAACACTCCAACATCTACAAATGGATCAAGTGGAAAATCTGGTGCTATATCTTCCACTTGGATTTATGACGAAGGCGGTGATGGTAATTTTTTTCCATTTGTTCCATACTATGATAATATAATCTTTATAACTATTTATAACAAAGATATTTATGGAGTAGATTGGCATACTTTACTATCAAGTTTAAAATCTGGTGATTATTTACAACTTGTAAATAGAAATGATTATTCATATTACGGAACATATCAAATAACTCTTATGTTAGATAATTCAGATTATGTTGAATTATATCTTAATAACATTTCTTCGTCTTCATATGAAATACCAACTGGTGTTACTCATGATATTATTTTTTCAATATCTGGAACACTTGGTTCTTCTGGAACAAGTGGAATATCAGGTAGTTCGGGCGTAAGTGGATCAAGCGGAACATCTGGAAAAAGTGGAACAAGTGGCGCAAATGGTGATAATGGTGGAACTGCTAATGGAAATGAATTCGTTTTTATGGGAACAGGTTCAACTTATTACCAAGTTGCTGGTTTTCTAACAAACACAACCAATTTAAGTAATTTAACAACATTACAGATAGAATATGAATGGTTCAATGGATATGATATGTCAAATTGGATTAATGAAATTAATTTTGGAGATAGAATACAAATAACATTAAAGAGTGATAATACAACTTTTGGTATTTATGAAGTTGATGATTTGAAAGAATTGGTAGATAGAACTATATTTTATTTAATTCCAATTGCAGGAACCGGAACATTAGTTTATAGTAATTCTTATTGGATAACTGCCATTAAAAACGGTATAAATGGAGCGAACGGAATAAATGGAACAAGTGGAACATCAGGTAAAGCAGGAACATCTGGAACTTCTGGAACAAGTGGAACATCAGGGCAAAGCCAGGTCGTAAATAATGGATTTGAATTAATAAATGACCAATCAACAAGCACAATTAGTTTTTCGGATTTAAATGTTAGAATTTCAGCAACAGAAGATGAATTTAATATTTACGCTGGTGGTGTAAAATATATAAAAACCACTGAAAATGTTAGTCTTACTGCTACTAATGGATTGTGGTATATTTCTTATAAAGGTTCAGATGGCACATTACAAGCAAGAACATCAGTGTTTTCTATTTTAAGTGATTGCCCGGTAGCAATTGCTTATGTTCAAGGTGGCACAATAATTTCATTACAAGATGAAAGGCACGGTGTAAATATGTCAGATTCAACACATTTATATTTACACGAAACACAGGGAGCAGTTTGGGTTAATGGTTTAAGTTTAGCCAGTAATGCCATAACATCTGGAACGCCTAATGTGAATGGAGCAAATACTTTAGTTTATATGACTTCAGGACAAATAGATGATGAAGATATAAGAATTACAATAACTAATTCAACAACTG